TCGCCGCGGTCGTCGAGATAACGGAAGGGGCGGTCGTCGTGTAGGTGACGGTCGTTCCAGCCGAGGTGAGACCCTTGAGCTGACCGTTCGCACCCGTACCAGACAGCACCTGCACGTCAATCTGCGACGCATATGCGAGCGCAAGGTCACCGAGGATGATGTCGTCGAACGGGATGCCCGACTGGTTGATGAGCTCGAGCGACACAACCTGCTGGCCGGCGATCGTGGTGATTCCCGAAGAAACCGACGTGGTAACGATGTCGGTGTTGCTGACGGCGGTGTTCTGCGTCTGCGTCACCCCAACGGTCGTACCGGTGGAGATCTTCGGGATGTTGATCGAGGACACACCGCTGGGGAGGTCCTGGTGCTTCACCAGATCGGCGGTCACGCGGGCAGCGCGCGCCAATGCCACATATTCCGAAACAAGCCATTCCGGGGGCGCGAAAGTTCCGCCAGCCGTCGCGGTCGTGCTAAGCGCACGGGTTTCCTGCGAACGCTGCATACGGTCGCGGGCAGCAGTGTGCTCCTGCGACGTCGGCTGCGAAGCGTGGAACATGTCGCGGAAGAACGAGTTCTCCGGGTCCGACTTCCGGTACACCGGGTTCGGCTCCAACATGACGCGGGTGGTCGTCTGCGCACGCGCAGTCGCAACCGGCTCGGCGCTGCGGGACTCAACCTCAGCGGCCTCATCCTTACGCGCCTGATCCAGCTTCTCGCCGATCTCGCGGATTTCCTTGTTGAGCTCGGCAACGCGAGCCTCGCTCTCCGGGGTGAACGTCTCCGGGGTCGCATCTTTCAGAAGCCCATCGCGTTCGGCAATCGCCGCGTCACGCTGAGCCCCGAGAATGAACGAATAGTCCATGACAGAGTTCTCTTTCCTGATTACGTGTGCGCGTCATCAGGTGTTGCCGACAGGTGGTGACCCCGTGGGGTTCCGGCGTGCCGGTACGGCGTAAAGAACAGTGCGCATGAAAAGCCACACACGGTCGTGTGTGACCGCCGCCCCAAGTCGGGCGGACGATTAGTGGGAGTCGGCCTTAGCGGACTCGAGACGGGCAGCAGCAAGCGCCAGGGTGGCATCGCGGGCGACCGCCTGGTCAGCGATCGCACCATCCGCAACAACCTGCGCGGTACGGGCATCCGGGGCCACACCAGCCGCCACAAGCGCGTCCCGTTGCGCGATCGCTTCACGAACGAACTCGTGCTGCTCAGCATCCAAACGGTTCCCCGAAGCGATACGCGCCAACGTCGACTCCCGCAGGGCATCCTTATCGGCGGAACGCCCATCAGAGATCGACGCCGAAGTCGCCAGGTTCGCCGGATACGTCACAACGGACACATCCAACAGCTTCACCTCGAGCACGGTGCGCTGCGAAAAGTCCTCATTCCATTCCTGCCGGGTGGCCATGAACGAGAACGACATCTCGGACAAGTCACCGCGCGACATTGCGGAACGGATCTCCTGCACAGTCGGATTTGCCGCATCCAACTCCGGTGCCTCGCACCATAGACCCGTCTGATTGCGGCCCTGGGGGTCATCAGCCGGATCAGTAATCTCAGTCAGTGTCAGAGTGCCGGACTTTGTGCGCGCGATCGGCACACCATCATGGTTGACCAGCAGGCGAACATCGTCCTGCTCGCGGAGTGCCTTACTGAACGCACCACGGGCGATCGTCTCGTCATACTCGCCCAGCCAGTCATAAACCGGGTACGCATCATCCGTGGTCGACGCGAAACCACGGAAAGTGATCTTCCCGTCACCGGAATCACGCAACTCAACAGACGAAAGACGCCCCCGGCTCACGGTCTTCTTGCCATAATACGCCTCGCGCGCGGCCCGAATGTCAACCATCAGATCTCCTCGTTAGTGCCGGCAGCCTCAGCCGCCACAGCCTGTCCCGCAGCCGCAGGCGACATGCCCGGCAGGTACGGCTCATCACCCCAGGAAACCGGCGCATAACCGAGCTGAGCGCGCGCCTCATTGATCGTCTTGATGCCCTGACCGACCCGCCAACGGTCAACAGTGGCCGCATCCGTAGGTGCGAGCCGGATCAGCTCATCCGTATCGAACCGGGTGTGCTGCCGGTTTGGCAGAACGTTCGAAATCGACTGCTCGAACCGCATCAACCAGTGCTGCACCGAATAGGTCAGGAAATCCAGGGCACGCTGCGTCACGTTCGCATAAGTGATCGACGAACCCTGCGCACCCCCGCCGATCATCTCGGGAGGCACACCAAAGATCCGTGCAATACGAGAAACCCCATACTGTTGCGTCGCCAGGAACTGCGACTCCTCAGGCGAAACCGACAACGTGGTCATGTTCAGACCAAGCCCCAACACCAACGGCTCCCGCGAAGGAACCGAAGACATCACCCGATCCTTGATCTCCTTCGCCTGCGTCTGATTGATCGGCTTATCAGTCGTCAGCACAGCAGCCGGGTGTGGGGCATCCTGGAAATAGCCTCGAGCAAACGCATCAATATCCATCTGCGTCTGAATCATCGTCGCGTGATACCCGATAGGAGACATCCCCGAAATGTCACCCGGCATCACATACCCGGTCATGTGGAAGATATTCGGCTTCACAATGCCGTTCACCCGGTACACCTTCTGACCATTCTCAACGGTCAGACGAACCCGATCCGGTGCCAGAGGAATCAACTGCCCCCCCTGACGGACATCACCCGTCCACTCCGCATACGCATTCCCGCGCAACAGCAGCGAAATCATCATCTGCCGCAACCAGTCCGACATCGTAAGCCCCGGAGCCGGCTCAACCAGCAGCGACGGCCACCGCTTCGACGGCAACGGAACCTCAGTATCCGAACGGATATCAAGCGCCTGCAACGGCAACATCGCCACCGTGTCCGACAACAGCCGAACACACGCCCACACCGCATCCAGACGCATCGCGTTATCGGCCGACGTACCCCCATAAGCCAACGGAAACGGCGGAATGATCGGCTCCGGAAAGGGAGATCCGTCACGCTTACTGAACAGCAAACTCATGACAGCCTCCACGACAGAAACAGCGCCTCAACGCCGCCAATGACGAAACCGGCCGGCCCGTAAATGCACCACACCCCATAAGCAATCGCAGCCAGACCAACCAGCCCGACAACCGACGCCAGAACACTCACCAAACGTTCAACGCGGGGTCCTGCGTTGCGCTTGCCTGCCACGCCGCGACGCAAGCCGCGTACAAAGGCGCCAAATCGGCTATTCCGCTCCTGATCCATACGAACGCAGAATCCCCAATCTTTTTCTGCCGAGCAGCCATAACCGCTTCAGACAGGGCGTCCTGACTCAAATGAGACAAACGCTTAGAAGTAACAAGGTCGAAGAAATACCCACACGCGGCGGGCAACGACGCATGCGGAATGCGCGACAGGATCACACCCTCACGCTCGAGCTCGGGCACCAGCGCCTCAAACCCGCCACCGCCAGCGAACGCAAACGGAACATCGCCGAACGTCTTCCGCAACTCGAGAATCCGCTTCGGCAACCAATCAACGCCGGGCCGGTGATCGACAACGCCGCCACGGGACGTCACCTCAACCTGAACCCGATCACCAACCGTCCCAGCCGAAACGATCGCCGCCCACGAATGATCCGGCGAAACATCAACCGCGAAGAACGGCTCAGATGGCGGCACCGGCTCGTCGCCGTCAGCCTCGAGATCGTTCCAGGCGATCAGCGAGAACGCACCCTCACCATCAGGGTCATCCCACCAACCCAACATCTCGCGGGCGAACTCAGCAGGCGGCAACGACCGCCGCAACGCAGCAACCGTCTCCATCTCCGGGTCCTTACGGAACGACACGAAACACGACTGCCGCCACAGGTCCCGGTTGTCAAGAGCACAACCCTCGGTCCCAACACGGTGGTCACAGACAGGCGACTCGCACTCGAGCCGATCCGACATCCACTCCGCATACACCAGCCGGCGCGAACCAACCCGACCACGATCACGCAGACCACGCAACACATCAGACCGCACAAGCCCCGCCGACGACCCATACAGAATCTGCGGATCAGGAACCTGCGTCAACGTCGGCAACAACGCCCCAAGATGCATCGGCTGCAACGCGAACGCCTCATCCAAAATGATCTTGTCGCCCGTCAAACCACGACCACCACCCGTCGTACGGGCCTTGAAAATGATCCGCGCACCCGAGTTCAGAATGATCGCATTCTTACCCGCCGCAGTAATAACCTGACGAACCTCACGCGCCAAATCAGGGCACCCCTCAATGATGCCAACCATGTCCTGCTGCGCCTCAATCGCAGTCCCAAACTCATGCGCCGACCAAATAATCAGCGGCACTTCCGAGATAAACAACCATCCCAGAGCAGCCTGCTTCTCCACCCCAGTCTTCAACTGCTGACGAGCCGCAACAACCGCAACCTCAAACGCCGCCGACTTAGCCGAATCCACCGGATCGATCGCGAAGATGTCATCTAGAAGCATCTGCTGCTCCGGGTACGGCTCATACCCCGCCAACGTGCAGAGCTCGCCAACCTCCGGCCCCAACGTCTCCGAATAACCGACGCCGGTATAGAAATCAGGCCGGACGAGCACGCTTTCGGTCACGCCGCAACCTCAACTCATCCACAGCACCCTGCCTCGGCGCAAGAGCATCAATCCGATCCATCGCCACCAACAACTGACGGTGCAAAGACGCATACGCAGAATCGTTCAACGCCGACTCCATCCGCCCCGCCAAAGCAACCGCAGAAACACCATCCACAGTCCCAGCAAGACCAGCAGCCTCAACCCGCTCACGCACAGAATCCACCAACCCCACCAACCGCTGCGAAATCTGAACCACCGGCTGCGGGTCCAACGACGCCTTCGCCCGACAAGACGACGAACAATACTTCGCCGTAGACCGCTGCGCCGAAAACTGATTCCCACACCCAGGACGCTCACACGACTTCAGCATGCCCAGCTCCTAGCGCTAACCAAACCGCCGCGAAAATAAAATGGTCGATTGCGGTCCTCGTCACGATGGTGTCTAAAAAATCCGAGATCGTCAGGTGGTTGTCACCAGTCTCGGGTGGTCCGATTGGCTCGAGGTAGCGGGGCATTCCGCTTTTTGTTTACCTTGTCTGCGCCGGCCGCTCGGTTGCAGTGTGCGTGGGCGGGGCCTAGGTATCCGGTTCTGTCGTCGGTGTGGTCGAGGTCCCATGTGTCTGCTGGGTGTACTGGGTAGCCGCATCGTGAGCAGGCTGGCATTGTTCCTGCTTTGATGCGTTGGTCCCAGTAGGCCCGCATTTCTTGGTGGGCTTTTCCGTAGCCGCGATCTGGGGTGGCCCTTTTCTGTGTGGGCTGTTTCTTGTTCTGGTGTGGGGTGGGGGGCCTTTTTTCAGGCGGCATCGTTGTCGATTAGTTCGAGTGCGATGCGTGCGGCTTCTATGAGTGCGTCGCGTTCTGCTGCTGTGAGGTCGTCAGGTTGTAGGTTCACCGATGCCACCTCGTGCTATCTCGCGCAACTGGGCGAGGGTGGCGTGGTCGAGTTTGTCTGCGATGGTGTCGAAGTGGATCGGCTTGGGTGGGTAGGTTTCGTGTTCGTACTCGTCGTCGAGTTCGGGTGGTACGTCGCGCGCTTCTGGAACCCATGCCGGGTTGGTCATCGTAGGTGTAGCTCCAAGTCGTTGAGGATCTCGGATAGTTGTGGGTCGGTTTCGCGCCATAGTTCGATTTGGCGGAGCGTGTCGTCGCGTTTGTGAACGAGGACGCTGATGGTGTCGAGTAGGCGATCTTCGCGCCGGGCGACGTCAACCATTGAGCCACTTGTACAACTCGGCGTCCGAGATGTACATTTTGCGGTCGTCTGCCATCCGGTAGCCGGCGACGTGTAGGGCGATGACCGCCCCGAGGCCGATTGCTAGCGGCCAGACGTGCCATCCTGCGCTCATGCAGCAGACGAGCGCGACAGCCTCGAGTGTGATGGTGATGATGCGACGCTGCATACGTCACCGCCTGAATGGTGTGGGTTTGAGTGGAACGCCGGGGAATCGAACCCCGCATGTGACCGACGATCGAACTCGCGACCTTCGGACAGCCAACCAACTGCGCCCCTTACGTTCCGTAGCGGCCCGGAACAACGGCACATATTCAGTTAGTGCAGGACCATGAATGGTCCGCTTCCTGGTAGTCGAAACATCCAGGACGGGTGTTCCCCAGCTCGCAGCGCATTCGATGAAGAATCGGGCTCAAGGCTCGCGTAGGTCTTTGCTCGCTGGGTTGGGGAAGCGATTAGCGGATGACCTCGTAATCCCGAAACCGGGAGTTCGAGTTCATCACCCACGTAGAAAGGCCGGGAGCACAGTCGGTCCCCGAATAGTCAGCGAACTCCGGCGAACCACCATCAGCGGCCGGGTTCTGGACGAACAGCAGCGTGCCCCAGTTCTTCACCAGATCATGGTGAAAATGGTTTCCGACAAGAACGGTCGCATCACCCACGGGATGGTGAGCAGCAGCCATGTTCTTGTACCAGTTGTAAGCCTTCAGCGTCGGCTCACCGCCAGAACCTTTTCCGTACACATGACCGTGAGTCAACGCTAGAACGTGGCCCTGGACGTCGATCGTCAACGCCGGTTGCTGCTGCGCGACAGCGAACGTCACATGGCCTAATGCGGTGTCGCGGGAGAGTTCACGAGCTGCATCCTCGAAGACCTTGCAGTCGTCATTGTCATGCCGGTTGACCCGTTTCCCATTGACCCGATGCTCACCATGATTACCGCCGACCGCAAGAACCCTGACGCGCCCGAAGTGGGGTGCGAGACGGTCCAAATAGTCGACAATCAACGTCGTCGCAGCATTCGTCTGAGAACGCCGATCCCCCTCAATTTGAAACGACTGATTCGGGTAGATTGCGCAACCCTCAACCATGTCGCCACCGCCGAGGACGACAAGCTCCCCCAGGTGGTGGCGTCCGAGATCCTTTGCACGCGCCAAAACCATGTCGAAGTACATGTCGAGACGTTCCAGTGTTGACTCAATGCCGCCACCAGCGTCCTTACCAAGCTGCCAGTCGTTCAGGTTCGTGATGTAAGACGCCTCGCCGTCGAACTTCAGACGTGGCTTAGGGGACCGTTTGAGCATGTTCAGAACCGCGACCGCATCAACCGGAACACCGGCAGACTCGACCACAGCGAACTTGTAACGCCAGGCCGGCGCGGTAGTCGCATCCTTGCCGACCTCGGCACGAGTCCATGCGTACGGGTCGTATGCGGCCGAGATCAGTCGGAGCGAGTAGCCGTCCGGTAGCGGGAAACCCATGCTGTCCAGAACCGATGACCAGTCGTCACCATCGATCTTCGGCAGAGGTGGCGACGTCAACTCTGTCGGAACGCCCGACGTCGGGTCATACTTGACCCCCGGTTCCCAGCCCTTTGGATGAGCCGGACGAAAGCGCGACGGTTGTGCCGGCTCCGGGATGCTCAGATCTTCGAACACCGGCATGTTCCGTTCCGATGAGCGGCGATCGTCTCAGGGTCGATCTTCTCGCCGGGAGCGGTATCGGTTGATGTCTCGAGGAAGATGTCGCGTGCTATGCGCTTGTGGGGAACTTGCTGTCTCGGCATCGACAACGCGGTTTCGAGATTCTTGCGTGATCCTTCGTCGAGTGCGTCGAGGAATGCTGCCATTCGGCACGGTTCGATTTTCGGAACTAGCAGGGATTCGAACATTTCGGGTGTTCTCCGATCCCGGCCCACGCAAAAGGCCCCCGACTTGTGTCGAGAGCCTTGGGGTGGAAACCGGCGCTTGGGTGCAATGCACCACAATCAACATAGATTTTCCAGGTTTTCCAGGTCGTTGTCAAGTCCCAGATTTTCTTCGGGTTGTTTTCTCACGTTCGACCCGTATCAAGTCAGGCAGAAACAGCCACAGATCCTTCCCCGGACGCATCGTCCGAACCTTCCCCTGACCGAGCCATGAGTAGACAGTCGACCGCGACCTGTTGACTCTCGAGGGCGCTTCTCGGACGTTTACCCAGTCGTCGAGCTCGCTCATCCTTCTCCTTCTGCTCAGCCTCGGTCAGCAACGCCATCCGGGTAAACATGACTTCGTCCACGATGGCGTGGCATGTTTTCTCGGTGCATTTCACAACGGAGTCGATCAACCGTTCGCCAACAAACCTGGGCGGGTAATACCGAAGCGTGGTCCCTTGGCAGGCGAGGCATCGGAAGTACTTCACCGCGTGTGCCCGGTCAGACATCGGCCATCGGGTCATCGCCGTTTCGACCTCACGGGTGAGCTGCAACGCGAACTCGAACCCGACCTCTGCGACGTTCTCGAGCGTCGGCCATTGCTGAATCTCAGCCAGCAATGAACTGATTTCTTCGGCCGCAAGCCATGTGTCGGGCAACCCGATCGGCATATCAATCTTGTGGCCTCGGTGGGTGAACCATTCGTCCGGGTCTGCACCGATTTTGACGTAGCCGGCTACACGCAGCCATGGAACGTATTGGCGGGCGTTGTAGACGGCGGTTCGGAATCGGTCGAACTCGGTTGCCGTGAGCAGCCCGACGTTGCCTTCGATTTCGGGGCTCAAAACGGGGTCCCGTCGTTGTAGCTGCCGGTCTCCTGGGTCAGCGTCTCGTGGTCGTTCAACGACACGTCGACATACGTTTTTCCGTCCCGTTCGGACTTCCGCCACGACAACTTCCCACGCACCTCGACCGCATCGCCCGTGCTGGCGGTCATGCCCCAAACGGTCACACGGTCGGGGTACTGAGATCCGTTGCGTGCGATCTCGACGACCGCATAAGGGCCGTTCTTCGCGTTCCCTGTTCTGCCGACCGTGCCGGCGATCTGGGCAGTGATGTAGTTCTGGGTCATCGGTATTGCCTTTCCTGTTCGAGACGGAGGGCTCGAAATAGTCGCCATTCGTATGCGCTGAAGTCGGCGGGGTTGACAGTGTTGAGGAACATGCGGAAGGCGGTGTCGCTGAAGCTCCACCGGTCGTCCGGTGGGTCGATCATGCTTCGATCACACCCATCCGAATCAGACGCTCGCGTTCTTCCGCTTCTGCTCGGCGGGTACGTTCAGCGATCGACAACTGGTGCTGTGCCTCGAGACGGCGTTGCGTACTGATGCGGTTGACGCATCGGACGACGTGGGCGGGCATGAGCCATTCCGTTGATTCCGCGTAGTGGAGGCTGAGCGCGTCGATTGCTTCGTTGTAGTCGATTCGGGCAAGGTCGACGGCCCACACTTTGGCGACGTCGCGGTCTACTGTTCGGCCGTCTCTAGCTGATGCCACGGTCAGCAGCTTGAATGCTTCGGGTTCGTTCATCTTGTGCTCCGTAGATTTCGTAGTACCGTGCCGCGTTGTCGGCAGATTTCGTTGTTGTCTTCCTCCCGCCCGTTCGTTGGCGTGCAGCGTCTTGCTCTGCGAACGTCTGCTGTTTGCGCATGCTGTTGCGCCATGTGGCCGGCCAGTCGGTCTTGACTCCGCGTTGTCCGGGTACGGCTGTCCAGTAGTCGATGAACTCTGCGCGTGCTTTGGCGACGTTGACGAGGGGTGTTTCGGTGGCTGCCCATGCCCGCATTTCTTCGGTGATTTCGAAGGCTGTGTTGATGCGGGTGGGGTGTTCGCGCTCTACTCCCTCGTTAGAGGGAGTAGTAGATCTATCTCTATCTCTATCTCTATCTCTATCTCTGCTTTCGGTTGGGTTAGTTTTCGGTTTCGTTTTGCTAACCGAGTCGGTTTCGTTTCGGTTTCGTGGTCTGCCGCCCAGAGCTCCGTTAGATCGGTTCGTTTCCTGTCTTTTTGCGATTGATTCTGAGGTTTCCTGGTGTTCTGCGTAGTCGCGGATTACATAAGTTGACTCGTCAACGAAAACGAGGGGACGAGTTGGGTGACTCATCAACAACTCACGAATCGGCTTCGGTTTCCACATCTTCTTGACGGTCGCAGCGGGGATGAACCCGTCCAGGTTCTGCATTCTCGAGTAGCCGTTCATCTCGACAAATGCCCTGAATGCGGCGTCGCTGAGTGTGGCGATTTTCGGGTGCTGCCAGAAGTCGTTGGGGAACGTCATGTACAAACGCTTGTCCCGTGGCATTAGGCGAGCTCGGCTTTCCTAGCATCTTTGGCCGCGACGATCCGCGCCTCTCGTGTGACGCCGGCTGCTGATGCTCCGTGCCATGCGGCTTCGAGTTGTGCGAGGGTGCTGGCTTCGTTGATGACTGACAGCCACTCGTCGACCAGTACAGGATCTTGTACAGGTGTCGCACTTGCGGCTGGTGTTGCACCCTTCAACGGCTGGACGATGAACGTGATCCGTCGCCCTCGAGACACGGTGAGCGGCAGTGCGACGGGTCCATCGATGTGGGACATGTGGGAGATGCGGATGCCACCGGTCTTGTCTTTGCCGAATGTGATGTCTGGGTCGCGGTAGAGAGTCAGTTTGCGGCCGGCGTAGTTGGATGCTTCGCGGCCCCATGCGTTGGCGATGACTCGTCGCATTCCGAGGCTAGGTCGGTAGGCGCGTTCGGGGTATTCGACGAGTTGGAAGTCGTAGGGTTGCTCTGCCTTGCCGGGCGTGACTTCTTTGATGGTGACTGTGATGGGTCCGCTGATGAGGTCGTCAGCGTTGAGTTGGTCGGATCGTGGGGCGAGGCTGTCAGTGATGTCCATCGAGGGTCATTTCTGTGTAGAGGTCGAGGGTGCGTTCTGTTTCGGGGAGGCCGCATGTGGTGTTCTCGTAGCGGGCGATCATGGTGGTTGCGGTTTCTTCGAATGCGGCGACGGCTTCGAGGATGGCTTCTTGCCAGTGACGGTTGGGGGTGACGCGGATTGTCCACATGGGCATGCCGCCGCACCAGGACACGTAGTCGCACCACTTCCGTCGTGACACCAAGAGTCCGCATTGAATCTGCGCCATGTTCTCGGCGGGTACGTTGTCGATGAGGATCGTCTCGAGGTGCTTCTTCTGGCGGCGGCTCTTGATCTCGATCAAGCCGTCGTCACCTACGAGCCCGTCCGGTGAGTAGCCGAGTTTGAATCCGAACTCCTCGCGGACCATGAAGCCGACATGTGTGACGGGGGCCATGTGTTCGCTGTAGTGGTCGCGTGCGATGGGTTCGTCGTATTTGCCGCGTTCCATGTCTGCGGACACGTAGGTGGGGTCTGTGTAGCCGGTGATGCGTTCGGCTACGAGAAGGTTGGTGAGTGCCCGTGACGTCTCGTTGCGGGCGACTGTCCCGCTCGAGGTGAGCAGTTGACCAACGGCCGAGGCGGTGACGATGCCGCGTCTGGCGTCGTGCCATTCGTCCGACCCTTGGTCGAAGTCGTAGACATGGAGGGTCATGTGGTTTCTTCTCTGTCGGGGTTGATGCTGTAGACCGTCACCTCCGTTCGGGCGCGGTCTCGGGTGGTGTAGTGCTTGGTGACGCGGAGGTCGTGTACTTGCCAGTCGTCTTTGTAGGCGCGTCCGTTGAGTGCGTCTTTGACGGATTTGACCAGGTTGTCGGCGTCTACGTGTCGGTGGGTGCCGAGGTAGAAGGTGACGTCTAGGCGGACGCAGGCGGGCAACTCGGGTTGCTGTTGTGCATCCCAAGTTGCTCGGATGGTGGCTTCGTAGTCGCGTGTCGTTTTCGGCGTGTAGGTGCCGTTGCGTGTGACTCGTGGGCGCGCCTTGGCTCGAGGTTCACCGGGGATGGTGAGCCGTGCGATCTCGATCACCACGCGCCCATTGCGGCGTCGCGGAGCTGGTCATCGTCAATGCCTACGTACCCCTGTGTGGTGGCGACTGATGCGTGTCCCATGAGCCGCTGCAGGGCCAGCAGTTCGCCACCGGATTTGATGACTTGGGTTGCGAACCGGTGCCGCAGCTTGTGGCAGGTCACACCAGGGGGCAGGACTTTGGACACGTATCGGCTGACTGTTGCGGGTGCGATGTGTCCGTTGTCGCGTCCTGGGAAGATGTAGCCGGTTCGTTCGTTGCCTTCGCGGTCGACTCGCAGCAGTTCGGCGGTCTCGTCGGAGATGGGGACGAGACGTGTCTTGGAACCTTTGCCGACGATGCGGAGCGAGTAACGGCCTGGTAGTCCTTCGATGTCGCGGACGTGTACTTGTGCGATCTCCATTGCTCTGGCCCCTATGCGTACTCCGATGATGACCATGAGCTCGACGCGGGGGCTGGCTTTGTCTAGCGCGTCGTTGACGGCTTCGAGGGTGGCCGGCTTGGGTACGCCGTGGGGGACGCGGACGGCTGGCAGATCCTTGGTTGGGTCGTCGGGTAGGAATCCTTTGCGGAACGCGAACCCGAAGTAGCCGGTGAGTGAGCTGCGGACGACACCTTTGGTGTTGGGTGCCCAGTCGGGGTTGCCCATGTAGTCGACGAGGATGTCGTCGGTGATGTCTTCGGCCTCGAGGGTTGGGTATGCCTTGCGGAGTTTGCGGATCTGGTACGTCCGCAGTTCGATCGTCCGGGGCGATCTCGTCGCCGCTTTCAGATATTTTAGGTAGGCGGGATCGATTGTGTTCCACGGCATGTGGACTCCTTCAGTTTTCGATATGAAGTTGTGGTTTGGGTTCTTTAGTGCGCTTTATCCAATCCTTGAAAAGCTCGACCCTGAACTAGGGTCGTTACGCCGTCTGGATAACCGATTTCGAGGATGCCGTTTTCGTCGGGAAAGGAAAGCTTGTATGGCCCCGGACCATCGAAGATGCCCGCGTACACCCAAGTCCGCGCTGGTCGCGGTTCCGTTGGCGATATTCCATCAAAAATGTTCGTGGTCACGTCTTGCTCCTTGTCGCAACACGGGTGCATGCTTGGATGTCAGCCGCCAGACCGTTCGCGCTCTCTCTGGTTCGTGCCCGTCCGCAGGGTCTCAATGACCACGTAGCGGTCAACGCCGTCCTGCAACATGACTATGGCGCGACCGACACGGAGCGCGAGCGATTCGCTGGGCGTAACGTGCCATTCGCGATGACGCGCTTCTTCGTCATCTGGTACGAGCGCGCCGCAATGAGGGCAGTGTGAAACCCGTTCGTAGAACTCAGACCAATCCACTATCGTTCCCTCTCAGATGCCGTGCTTAGCCAGTGACGCGACGTCCCATATCCGCCCTCGTTCATAGTCGTAATCGACGTGCCAGCTTTCGAGATCGCTGATTGCATTGCTGAGTTCGAGGAGAGCGGATGCCCGCCCCGCCTCCGAGCGGGCATCGTCGAACCGTTCCCAGGCCCACACGACGGACGCAATCGCATCGCCTGCTTCCGTAAGCGGCTGACTCGCCACCTTCTTGTTCATGCCCATCTCTGGCCAGCGGCTCATCGCTGCTCCTTCTGGTCGTATATCGGAACGTGCTGGGCTAGGAATCAATACCGTTGTCGACCGCCCAGCCCGCAGCGCGAACCGCCGTCACGGTCAGAATGATCGTGACGGGGATCGCGAACGCACACCAGGGCGAGAACGCAAACGTCGCGATGATTGCACCGAGTATCGAAGCGGAGCACGCAATGACGACGAGAGCCAGTAGGACGTAAAGCGAATACCAGAGAGTCTTGATCATCACCATTCCGTTTCGGTCGACGGTCCATCGGTGTCGCACTCCGGGCAGTACCACTCGAAGCTCGACACGCGCGCGCGAACCTCATCTGATCCGCACTCAGGACAGACGAGATGCTTGTCAGACTTGTCGTGGCTCATTTCCACCACGCTCCTTTCACGTTGCGTTCCATCCACATGTGCGCCCAGTGCTCGAGGCGACTCTCGAACGGTGAGCGGTAGTAGATCTCACGGACTATCCACTGTCGCAACATGCTCAGATGCAGAGCCGAAGGCTGGGCTCGTGCTTGACGATTCGCCACCCCCGGTTGATCCGGTGGAGCCGGCCGTCATTGGTGGCGCACCTGGAGTCGATGCACCACGTCACCCCGTCTGGCTCAGGCTTGACCATCCAAACCTTGTCCAACGGAGCCACGTACTTTCCCTCGAAAAGCATCAGGTCAGTCATTGCTTGGCCCCAAATCAGGGGGTTCTTGTCGGGCTAGCCATCCCGCGTAGTCGCGGGCTGACGACTGATAGATCGCTTTGTGGTCGGCCGCTGTCGTCGCCGCAAGCGTTTCCTCGAGCGTCATTCCTTCTCCTCCGGTACAGAACTTGACCATGCTGTGATTGACGGATACGGCTCAATGTCGAAGCGGACGGTTAGGTCCCCATCAACGAACGGCTGGACCCTCGTCACGATGTACTTGTCGCTCATCCCAGAAACGCCTTTGAAACTGATGACGTCGCCCCTCGCGATCGCCTTAGCCATCTTCGTGACTCCCAACCCGTCGCTGTTGCTTGGCCCAACGATCTCGAAGGCCCAGTCCCACGAGCGGGAAGTAGAAAGCGGGCATCAGACACCAGCCCAGCCACGCCTGATTCGACGCTGCAATCAGGATGATTGCCTCTGCCAAGACAATCACGCCCGGAACACTGATTAGCAGCGGCGGGAGCCACCTACGCACCATCGGTAGTACCTGCACTCTCGCATGCTGGGACTTCACCGATCAGGTACTCCCAGACCTGGCGGGCAGTCTCGGGGTCACCAGTGATAGTCACCACGTCGTCCCAGATCATCTCGATGTCAGACCATCCATTGTCCTGAGCGTCTTCGGCCTGCACGTCGGACATGTCCGCCACGCGCGCTTCGATCTTGATGTACTCACGCATCTGATGTCCTTACATTCGCTAATAATGTGATGTCCTCTGGGGACGCTCGACGGCCACCACCAGCCTTCGCGCCCTTGCTTCCGTAGGCCTTCACCAGCGCCTCGCGGAGGTTCGTGGCGTAGTGAATCTGGCCCGGAGCACTGCTCCATCCCTTCCACGTCACGTAGGGCTTCTCGCCATCTGCGTTGGCCGGCGCGTACCTAGCCATCACTTGCCTCGGCTCTTACTGAAGTGCGCATGCTGGATCTTGTACTGCGCCAGCGAGTCAGGGAATGCAGCTTCGACGGACATCAGCAGGGACCGCAGTGCGACAGGACTGATCCTGATCCGCGCCCCCTTGTTGTGGCCCTCGATCGCGGCCTCAACTTGCGCCGGCGTCAGCGAGTCCAGGAGTCCCAGGGCCGCTGTTGCCAGTTCTCGTTCCACTCGTGTCGTCATCACTTCCCGCCCTTCTTGGAGTACCGCTTCAGGAACGCGCGGATCGCCTCGGAGACCGTCTCACCGCGCTGTGCTGCAACGGCCTGTGCCGCCTGCCAGAGCTCGTCGTCGATGCGGACGTTGCGGAGTGTGGTCTTGGGCTTGTTCGGCATGGTGCCGATTCTTTCAGTGACGATCCAGTCGGGTCGGGTGCTCACGCGTTGCCTCCGTAGTAGAGAGTCTGAAAACCCTTCGGCGTGTGGTACGTAGTCGGGTAGCCATCAGAGACCGGGCACAGGATCGGACGCATCTTTCCGCCCCGGCGCGCGCACCACTGCAACACGTTCTCGCCGCGATGCTCACCGGATCCTGCCTCACCCACCTTACGAAGCCACACGGTTCGGCCACAGCGCTGACAAACGTCTCGCGTTCCGATCGTCGGTTGATCTATCATGCCCATCATCTTACTCTGGTGTACCTACACCGTCAAGGCCCGATGTACCTACATCAACGGATGTCGGTACGGGCAGTTCGGCCTCACAGCCGGCACAACCAGACCGAACCACCGCGCCACTTGGGTCTAGGTAGGTGATGCGCTCGGGCCAGCCGCACTCATGTGGAAGGTCGCTGATGACCATCACGTTTCCATCTTCGTCGGGCGGCGAGTAGTAGATCGCCTTGCCCAGCAGACCCACTAGACGGCCTCGTATGTCTGCTCGAAGATGTCTGGCTTGCAGGGGTAGAACTCGCCCTGTACGCCCTTGATGATCCAGTCGCCGGGGCTCGCCGTCATCGTGCCCTCAAGGGTCTGGATCTCGAGGAAGTTCATTCCGTGCTCAGCAAGGCCCGTGAGCGATCCGTCCGAGTTGACGATTACGTCGTCTTCCGGCCACTCGGTCAGTTCCTCGCCATCAGGGTTGCCGTCATAGCCGTTCTCACCCATCCACACAGCGATATCCCGCACCTTGGCTTGCAACTCCGAGCAGGTAGGTTCGTCGGGTCCGGGGGCGACGCGGGTGTCGAACGGCATCTGCATCGCCTCGACGACCACGGGCTTCTTGCGGAATTCAGGCACGGCCTTCTCCTTCGATTGTTGGGACAGAACTGTGCGATAGCGGTATGTAGGTTCCGGCGATCTTCGACTCATAGAGTCGCCGCGCAGCGGGCTTGCCGTAGGCCACCAGCACACTCGGCGCACCGCTGTTCGCCTCCGCTCGCCGGCCGTCCGGGTAGTGAAAATGCAGCCGGCCCCAGATGAACTTGACGGCATCCGCGCGCCGCCAGATGGACTTGATGAACCCTGCTGTCTCGGTCCTGGCGAAGACGAGCGCGATGCCGTTGCCGTGGTCGGCTAGCTTCTCGAGCCAGTCCCATGCGGCGAACGAGTATGGCGGGTTGCACCACACGTAGCCGTTCCACTCGGCGGCTAAGCCGTCTTCGGGCAGCTCGATCATCCGCTCAGCCGTCGACCACGGACGCGGGCTAGGTGCCGCACAAGGGTCGAGGTCGAACGGGCCGAGCTCGTCGGTTATCTCACGAGGAGTGAGCCAGGTGGTCGTGTCTGCTCGAGCGCTCTGGTGAGATCCCATCGCGCCACTCATGGGCCAACATCCTGAGATGCTTCGACAAACTCGATGCTGAGCACGCCATTTCGGGCGTCACTGGACGCGATCACCGTGCGGCCTCGACGCATCGAACGTTGTTCCTTCTCGGTCAGGCGAATCACGCCGCCTGTTCGGTCAGCGATCAGACCGAGCAAGTCGCGCATAACGCCCAGCTCTGCCTCTGCGGCTAAGATCGTCGCGTTGGCTTTGGTGAGGTCTTCGATCAGCTTTCGGTGAGTGCCGTCCGTCATGTCTGCCCAGACGCGACCGCTTCGCAGTAGGTCGTGGATCTCGTATGAATGGGATGACATCATGCGTTCGCATCCTTAGAACCTGAATCGTGTGATGCTGCGACTGGCTGCGGGTGGTTCTCGACCACGACATCGAGTGCGCGCAGAGCATCCTGCAACTCCATCCGAGCAGGTCCGTAGAGCCCCTTCTCGGAGTAGTCAATGGATCGGCGCATCGCCTCTTGCAGCGCGATCCGTTCGTCCAACACGCCGTCGAAGTCACGTTGCAGGGCTTCCTCGGTTTTCTGCCGACCGCCGCAGTGGATGCAGCGCCGAATGTCCTCAGCCACGACCCGCCCTCGTCTCCGAATCTGATGATGCTGGCCCGAACGTCGCGGTCAATGCGTACTCCGCCAGCTTGCCCTCGGGCACGGGGCCGTCTTCGAGCCACCCGCTCACGTCGCCGTGGCCGTAGTACTGCTCGATCTTGATGTCCCATGCCCCGGCTTCTAGCAGCGCGTCGATGGCATTGTGCAGTGCTTCGAGCGTTGGTTCCGCGTGGGTTCGCAGCTCGCGGTATTCGTCCGCGACGCTCAGGTCGATGGTCACGATTCCTCCTTAGTCGGGACAGAATGGATGGATGCTTGTGCGACCAGATGCCACTTGTCGGCGGGGTTCTCGGGCTCGCGTCCGAGTGTGTGCTGACGGTCGATGTCGTACTGGCGGTAGAAGGCGGCGTTGAGCTCGCCGCGAAGCTGGGCGACGCGATCGCCACCAGCGACTCGCTCCATCACGTAGGCATCGAGAGCACGGTTCGTGTCCCGGGCTGCCTGTGCCAGTTCGACGTACTCGGTCACTTCTCTGGCCCCAAACTGGAAGATGCAGGGAAAGCAGCAAGCCATTCGCCCAGATTCGGGTTGCCGCCCAACGCGCCGGGCGTCTCGACCAGCGCGGCGGTGAGCGCCAGAGTCGCGTGGGCCTGCGCGGCGACGAACAACTCGAACGAGTTGGTGTTCATGCCACGGTCGATGCACTTCTGCGCCTCGATCGCGTGTTCCGGTCCGTTCATCGGTTCTCCTTATTGCGACATGCTGGGATTCGGGGCGTCAGCGGTTCGCCGCAGAGGGTGCAAGCTTCGAGGCTCCAACAAACGACGCACAGGTCGAGGTCATCGCCCATGTGACGACCCTGTTCGGTCGTGTCGAGGCCGCACCCGGTGAAGTAGGGCTCGGACGGCTGGCAGTCCTCATGGACGCCATGGAGAAGCTGAACCTCGTGCACCTGTGGCTTGTCGAGTTGGACGAGTTCGAGCATGCCGACGTCACTCGCGGACAAGGGACACCACCCGGAGCGTGAGGTAGACAGTCTCCTCAGTAGCGGAATCGTAGCCCTCGATCACGATGGTGTCGCGGTCCACAATCTCATTCCCGTAGTTCACGGCATCGAAGTCGACATCATCACCCAGCTCGCCATCCAGGGCCGAATTGAATCGGCCGGTGTCGAATGCGGAAGCTAGCGCGGTCTTTACGGCGATCATCTGGTCGTCATTCATCGGAGGCTTCCCCTGTAGATGGCGGGTACGTCGCCGCACAACGGGCACTCGTGCGTTGTGTACTGGTCATTCATCGGGTTCCCTTTTCGCAGAACTTGACAGTGCTTGTGCTGGTGGGAAGTGCAGCGGGCACTCGGGGTTGGGCTCTAGCGCGCCGCCTGGCTCGACGATCCCGTAATAGCTCCACGGGTTCTCGACGGGCCAACAGATGCACTCGGGTCCGATCCGCGCCTCCGCGCCCGACCAACCGGACGAGCGCACCTCGTGATGGCGCGGCCACGCTTTCACGCGATGCCCTCGAAGTCGAAAGCCTGCTGACTCAGGCGCTTCGCTATGCCCTCGCAATAGCGCTCCTCTAGTTCGACGCCGATCGCCTTGCGACCTAGGTTGCGGGCAGCGATCAGCGTCGAGCCAGTTCCGGCAAAGGGGTCAGCTACGACACCGGGCGGGCATTTCGCAATGAGGGCCTCCATAAGCCCGACAGGCTTGGGTGTCGGGTGACCGGTTCGCGCCACCAGCCCACTCGCCCCGTCCTGAGAACCGTGCGTGACAATTACGTTCTGCGCGGGCGCTCCAACGAAGCCGGCACCAATCTGGTAGATCTCCTCGTCAGCGGCATACCAGGGTTGGGTGCGCATCCCCGGCTTCGATGCCGCCTTGTGCCAGATCAGCCGATTGTTGACCCTCTTCGGGCGGGCGATGCGCCACGACCCGAATACGAGAGCGGGCTTGTCACCCCAAAGCGCCAGCGCGGTATCCCGTGCGTCAGCGGACTCGTCCCCGGCAATCTCGTCAACGATCGGAACAGTGGCGCGGGAGAACTGGCCCGACTTCCATGCGACCCCGTAGGGCGGGTCGGTCACCAGGACATCGGCCTCTAGCCATGCCGGGACTTCTGTGCAGTCGCCCAGGTAGAGCGCCACTGCCTCATCTTGGTAGTAGGGGATCATCTCAGGCTTTCGTTAGCAGGGCTAATGGGTCGACAACTACTCAGGCATGTAGTGACGGGAGTGGTTCGAGTTCGAAGTTCCAGAACGTCAACAACTCGCCACCGATCTGCACCTTCGACAACATCGGCCCCGGCTTCGCAACCACACCCCGCTGCGACCGCTCACCCCGATACGTCGGATGCGTCGTCACGAGAGTTCCCTTCTCGAGCATCGTGTTTGGCACTGAGCTGGTCCCATCTGCGTCGTTGGTCGTAGTCCCATCGGACCGTCGACCACGGCTTGTCCCCGTAACGGGTGACGATGCCGTGATCGTGGAGTCCGCCCATGTCGGCGAGCATCCGGTCGATGGTGGTGTTGCCGTGTGCAGCCAGTTCCGCGATCGTTGCGGTGTGATGTTCGATCAGGTAAGCGATCACCGGATCTGTTCTGTGCGCTTCAAGCCATGCCGCAACGGTGTCGGTCACTTGAGTGCGCCGAGTCGTGCCGCCAACAGTTCGGCCATGTCGTCGTTCTCGGGCGTGTAGGGGATGTCGGAGAGGGCGTCGAGTGCAGCCATCGTGCGGTCGTAGTCAGTTGTCGACATCTTGTTCTCCGAGTTGAAGCATGGTGAGTAGGTTGTCCCAGCGGGTCAGGGCGTGGTCGATCGCTGCACGGATGCGGTTCATGCGTCGTCGTCCCGGTCGTGGGGGTCGTGTGCGATGGAGTCGTGGAGATCGCCGCCACGGTCGGCATCAGCTTCGACGAGGGTGAGTGGCCCGGACTCGAGGCATTCGTCGCACACCCATTGGTAGAGGCGTTGCGATTCAACAAACGCGGTCATCGGTTCATCTCCTTCAACGACTTGTCAAGCCAGCGCGAGTGAGCGACGTTGCGCATGTGCTCGCGGAGGATGGACATGGCCTTCCCTCGAAGCTGAGAGCGTCGATTGAAAAAGCGCCGGCCGGAGTCGGACCACGAGTTACTTCCTTCGGCGCGGAGCCGCAGAACGAAGTTGTAGCCGGACAGATCAGACCGTTCGACGATCCACTTGTGGCCGAAGGGTGGCATGGGAAGACCCCGTCCGCTCATCGGAGGTTCCTGGTGAGTGCGTGCATGATGTCGCCCCGGTTGATGATGGCGGTGAGTGTGAGCTCGGATGAGAGTTCGTTGCGGAGTCCGATGATCTGGGTGTCGGTGAGTGCCGGCCAGTCGAAGAAGTGCATGTTGCGGCGGTACGCCTCGCACATGTCTTCGTCCGCCATTGCGCCGCGCTGGTAGAGGGACACGATGTGTTGTTTGGCGATCTGCCGGGTTTCGCCTTGGGGTCCGCGCGCGAGTGTGACCGCATGCACGAACAGGGCATCATCAGTGAGCGTCATCGGTGCTCCTTTCATCGGACGAACGAGAATGCCCCGGCAGGGACTGGGATCCGCCTGCCGGGGCCTGCGGGTAGTTGCGCTCCCCGCATCGAGCATCCGGTTGGAATCGAACCAACGTCCGTCGCTTACAAGGCGACCGCTCTAACCAACTGAGCTACGGAGGCAAACGCCGCTTGACCGATACGGCACCGTTCTGCGACCAACTCAGCCAACGCGCATAACCCAGCGCCAGGTTGCCGTGTGAATAGGAACCACGGTCATTACTGCAGTCGAAGTGTTTGGACCCACACCAGTGCGTCCTTTGAATCGGAGACCACTCGATGGATCTCACTCGCCCGTTACCTGCACCCGCCCACCTCGCCACGTCACTCGTGCGGACTTAGATGGATTTTCCTAGCGTGCGTACGACGTCTCGCCACCGGGACATACCGGTGGGGGCGGTCGGACAAGTCGACGACCGTACCCAAGACGCCTGTATCAGCGTGTCTCTCTGTTGATTTGTAGGAAGTTGCATTCGGCTCGAGGCCGACGGGTTCGAACCGGGTGGGTGAGGGGTTCCTGTTCGGGGGCACAGCACCCACCCGGAAGCAATCAGGGCCGCTTACGCAGCAGAGGACACCAAACCCAAGCCAGGAAGGCAGACAGGGGCGGCAGGCAGGCGAGTGTGATCACGGCCTGCCAGAACTCGGTCACCGGGCACCCACGATCGTGATGCCGGCGATCACAACCCACAGGAAAGCGATGAACGCTCCGATGAAGTAGCCGACGCAGATCAGAACAGCCAGGGCGAGAATGCCGATGAAGAGACCGTCGCGGATGATGCGGAGGGCGCGAGTCACGATGCACGCTCCTCAAGCAGCGCGAACACGCCATCGGAGGGGAACCGGCGCTGGTTGCCCGCCGTGCGGAAGGACCGGAGCCGGCCCTGCTTCTCCCATTCGCGGATCGTGTCAACACTGACCCCGAGGAGCCTTGCCGCAGCTCCGGTGCTGAGCGGGGGTGCCTTGTCTGGCTGGGTATCCCTGGGGTTCATAGGTGTCAATCTAGGTATACCTAGTGGCGTTGTCAAGTCCTAGTTTTGCTGGGGTACGCGCGCGCAGAAAGGTATTGCGCGCGGCGCGAGGTTTCCCTAGGATTCAGACATGAGTTTGAACGTGACCCGCCTGCCACGACAGACACCCCGCATCAAGCTGGGGGACAGGACCCGCATCGTCCGCCGAGAGATGAACCTCACCCAGGAACAGTTCGTCGAAGGACTCCGCGCCTACCTGCCCACACTCGGCCCCAAGTCCTACGCGGCATGGGAAGCCGGCACCAACGAGCCCACGGACAAAGCCGAGGTATGCGAGGCCCTCGAGCTCTACACCGGCCTGCCCCGTGAATGGTTCATGGGCTGGGCGGATCACTCGCGCCCCACACCGGGCGGGGAAGGCCAGACCACGGATTATGGGTCCGATGTTCTGGCCTTCCCGACGTCCGAAGAACGGGCGGCTCGCAAAGTCGCCTGACCGCGAGTCCCCTAAGTGGGGGTAGACGACCCGTGACCCTATACCTACTCTCAAGCATGGACTGGGAGCAAACGCTCTCGGACTACGCGACTCACCAACGCGCCGCACGACTCTCAGAAAAGACGATCAGGAACCGTGAAGAGTGCCTACGACTCGTCGCTAGAGTTTCCCGCCGCGGCCCCGACCAGGTAACGCTCAGCGACCTCGAGCGCGCCCTGGCCCGACGCCACCCCCGAACCGGTCTCCCACTCGCGGCCGGCACGTTGCAGTCCGAGCGCTCATACATGCAGAGCTTCTTCACCTGGATGAAGAAGACGAAACGTCGCCGCGACAATCCGGCGAAAGATCTCCCTAAGGTGAAAGTGCCGCGCCGCAAACCGCGACCCTTACGTCTCGATCAGATCGAAGACGTACTCGACTGCGGCATCTACACCCGTACCCGCGACATCATCCTCATCGCCGCATTCACCGGACTCAGGATCGGAGAGGTCGTAAAGATCCGGGGTGAAGACGTCGACCTCCGCGCCATGACGATAAAGTCAATGCGGAAGGGTAACCTCGACTGGGAGGGCACCCTCAACTCGGCGCTGCTCGAAATCGCAGAACGATATCCACGCAAGGGCTGGTGGTTCCCATCCCCTTACGCCAACGAACTGTTCCCAGATGGCGGCGGACACATACTGATGGCGTCCGCGTCCGACCGGGTGTCGAAAGCGATCCGAGCTGCTGGCATCACCGACCACCGCATCACGGGCCACTCGATCCGCCACTACGCCGCTACCGAAATGATCCGTCGAGGGGCATCGATTCGGGCTGTGCAAGAGTTTTTAGGACACGCTTCTCTAGCGACCACTCAGTTGTATGCGGAGGTCACCCTGGACGACATGCGGGCAGCGAACGATGTCCTGCCAACAATCCACGCGCCAGCACACGCGAACCGGAAACCCCGCCCCATTGTCACGTCTGAGATACTGGCCGCTTAGCCCCTGTAGCTCAGTCGGTTAGAGCTGCGGACTTTTAATCCGTAGGTCCTGGGTTCGAATCCCAGCGGGGGCACTATGATGTAAGAAGACCCCCGCGCTGCGCTAACAGCCGGGGGCGTGACCAGATCGGGAAGGATCTGATATGAGGTATCATACCCGCAACATGGCTCGCTATCTGAAGACGGCGGCGCACCGGGCGGACGTGAGCCACCACGGCAATATTCGCCACGCGGCCTCGATCATCGTGGCCGCTTTCGGGCTCTTTGCGTTGCTGTTCATCCCCGCGCCGGTCGCCGCGCACGGGACCGTGCATGTAAACACGATCGAGCGGGGACGCTCTGTCGTACCGAGCGCCCCCGTGCCCTTCGACGTTGACGGAGATTCGGTTAGCGCCCTCACCTACAACGGCCTTCCCCGCGCGCAGCTTTCGTGGATCAACTGGGCGGTGAGCCCCCGCACGACCTATGCTGGAGGATTCGCGGTCTCGGGTCAGCGGACTGATCAGATCGCCGCAGGAAGCGCGGCCACGGGTTTGAATGCTCCCGTGCTTGTGGTTCTGGCAGGAACAAATGACGTTCGGCAGCACGTCGACCCGAACGTTTCGATGCTTTACCTCGATGCAATTGCGAAGCAGGCGTCGGAGGCACGGGTGAAGGTTATCTTCTCGCTCATTCCTCCGAGCGATACGCAGGCTGCTGACACGGAAGCATACAATGCGCTGTTGACGGCCCACGCAAGGGCGCTCGGCTGGAATCTGATCGATCCGTGGGTGAGCATTCGCACGGCTGCGGGAACTTATGTGCCCGGTTACAGTTACGACGGGACGCATCCAAACGGTCTCGGTCAGCGCGAGAGCGGGCCGGTGTTTGCTGCGGCGATCTTCGCGGCAGGGAACTAGCGCGAAGCAACAAAGAAGCCCCAACCCATTGAGGGTTGGGGCTTCTTTTTTACCGCAGAACTGCTATTGGCAGGACTCGCATTGCAGGTCGTCCATAGGGTCGACGGGAACTTGGTAGTCCTCCTTGTCGACGGTCATTCGCCGTTACCGGGGATGCCGGTCGTGGTGCCGATCGCCGCAGCCTGACTGTCGGTGATCGAGTTCGGGACCAGGATCACAGCAACGGCGGTGAGGAATGCTGCGGCGGCTGTTGCCCACGGCGACCATGATGTGGGGATGAGGGTTGAGAACGCGGTCACGAACGCGCCGATGAGGGCGGCGATGAACTTGGCGTACTGGGCAATCTTCGACATGGTTTCCTTCTCTATAGGTGGTTAGACAACAGCCAGGACGCGAACGAGCCGACCAACGCGACCGGGATTCCGATCAGGGAGACCCACTTAGCGACGGACTCGGAACGTCGACTGACCGCGACGGTTTTGTCGTTCTTGAGCACGGCGAGCTCGGAGGCGTGCTCGGTCAACGTTCGGCGGAACTCTGCATGCTCTGCCTCGTGTTGAGCGTTTGTTATGCCCTGGGCTGTTGCCGAGGCTGACACGGTGTTCGTTAGCGCGGTGAGTGCACCCTCGAGCCGGCCGAGGAGGTAGTTGGTCTGATCCTTTGCGGGGATTGGGCCGATGTCGCTCACGAGAGTTGGACGGTTCCCTTGGTGGGGACCTTGATCGCGGACACCTTCTCGGACACCTGACCGACCGCCGTCAAAAGATCCCCATCGCCCGCCTTGATCGCATCGAGCACCGGCTGCAAATCAACAGCACCCCCGCTACCGGAAACCGACCCCACCGAAGCGAGCACACCCAGCAACCACGTCGTGTTCTGCGCCGGCGTCGCATAGGTCGTCTTTCCGACCACGTACGCGCCCGAAGTTGGCGACCATGCAAGGTAGCCGCTGAGCAGATCGATCTGATCCTGAGTGCCGAACACCTGCGCGGAACGGCCCGAAGCATCATTCACAAGCCGGTACTTCCCGCCAGTGTGACGGTCAGCCGGAACATACGGACCAACCGGGGCAGGCTGCTCCGGCAATGTCGGGTCGGCGATCAAATGCATGATGTCCTCCATGTGGACTGGGGTGGGTGTGTTGTCGAGCGGGACGGAACCGCCGCTGGCCGTGGTGAGAGAGTTGACGAGGGGCTCGAACGGGACACGGACCCCGTTCACGGTCGCGTCGATGTGCGGCCACCGGCTCGCCCTGTTCGGGTTGCCGATCGCCTGCCCGCGCACGACTTTCGCGCCCGAACTGACGAGGGTCGATGCGACCTCGCGGTAGTTGATCGACCGACCATCCGCAAGTTTCAGAACGATCGCCTTACCGGGCGTGAAACCGTTCCCCCCCGCCACGAGCTCGACAACACCATCCGCAGCAGCCGTGATCTGACGCGGCGGATACATGATGTAATCCGTGCCACCCGCGTAATGCTGCCCCGTCGTAGGGTTGATCGCCGCAACATGCTGAGCCCACGTCCACCCGACCCGACAGCCGGCGAACGGATTCACGATCACGATCCCAGTCATCAGTTGTTGTTGTACCCGTAGATGCGGATCGTGCCCGTGATGGTGCCGCCCGTGGGAGTGATGGTGAACCCGTCATACGCGGTAGAGAGGCGGTGCGACAGTCCACGAACGGCAACACCGGGTGCCGTTTGCGGATTCTGGGTCACCATTGAAAACAACGTCCCGTATGTCGGCAACGCCAGGGCGGGCCTCTTCAACTCGAAAGTGATGTCGTGGACGGTTCCGGTGACGCCACCGTTGACACTCCACGACGCGCCCGCCGCCGCCTGCGCGGCCGCGGCGGTGGAACTGGTGCCTTGAAGGACCTCAAGGTCATAGTTAGCTGCCGTCGTGTCCGCGCCAGCAGATCGGAGATTGGCCGTGAGGGTCACGGTCGCCGACACGGTTGGTACCTCGAGCATGATGCGGTAGTTGTCGTAGGTGGATGTGAAGCAACCATTGACTGACACCGATGTCGCCGCGGTAAACGTCACCTTGCCCGCCGCACCAACCGACACACCCGAACCCGCAACGGACGTCGGAATCACGCTCGTCAGACCTTGCGCGTTGACAACACCAATGATCGAGTTGGTGATCGCAGCGGTGATCTTCGCACCAACAGCTACAAGACTGATCGCCACAAGGCACTCCAATGGCCCGCATCAGGCGGGTAACTGCCAGCGCGGGGCTGGTGTTAGAAGGCGTACAGAGCGTCGGGCGTGATCTCGATCGCCGCGCCCGCAGTGTGAGCGGCGGCGGTGGTCCCGTTCGCTGCACGGGTAACAGTCATCGTCTGCACGCCAGCAGACGGCGCACCACAGGCCGTGACAGTGATCTGCTCGCTATCGATGAGGATCGAGTACGGGGTCGCAACCTGCTCAAAGTAGGTGAGCAGATCCGACGACAGAACCCCGAGCGAGGTTGCCCCCGATGTGATGGTTGCGTTGAGGGTGTGCAAACCACCGGACATATAGAGGTTGGTGTCGTAGATCGCCGTCGCGGGAAGGACGGGCTGGATGAAGAATGTGAAGAGGTGTTGACCTATGTCCTGTGCTTCGTTGCGACCGATGACCCACCCGTCGTAGGTTGTGAACCCGAGGCCAGCTATTGCGATGTCGGTGATTTGTACACGGTCGCCAAACGCGATTGCGAGCAGATCTGCTGACCGATCGGTTGGGGTATTAAGCGCGTCGACTTGGAAGGAGACGGTACGCAGGGCTGTGTTCCTGCCTCGCAGGACTCGATCTTGGGCGTACCCGAGTTGATCGACATATTGGGTGAGGACAACCTGATCGGACTTGTTTGAGGAACCCGCGCGCGAGGCGAGGGTCGGGTCAACGTAGGTGGTCGACGTGGTTCGCCCTTGAGCGGCGGCGGATGCAATAAGGTTGGTGAGATCGCGAATGAACTCGAGGCCATTCGCGAGTTCCGTGTCCGCGCTGAACGTGTAAGAAGCGGTAGCGGGCCGGTTACGGGCGCGCACCGTCACGGCCTGAACCGGCGCAGTCAACGCCCCGGTCGTCGTGCATGACAAATAGCCCTGCTCCGAACGGATCACATCGTTCAGTTTCGCCAGGGCCGTCGACGCGCCCGCCTGCAACAGAGCCGGCGCGAGAGATAGGTCAGATGGCACCGAAGCCGTGGCACCATAGGTCGTCGAGATAGTTGCCGAAATAAGCGCGGCCTCAGTCCCAGCGGTGAGCAAATACTCGGGTACAGGCGAACGGGTGTGGGAAAGGTGAGAAAGCTCAAAGGGTTGCACCGCACCGATGTCCGCGTTGATAGCTACATACTTCGGCGTGCGTTGAAAGTTGGTCGAGTATCCAGCGGTATCGCTGACTGTTCCCTGTGAGACCCCATTCACGAACAGCTCGACGGTCAGCGTCGAAGCGTTCGCGTAAGTGACCACGATCTGCGGATATTGAGCAGTGCCAGCAGGGACCTTGATGCCAGAGGTCAGAACATTTCCCTGCGGGGTTATCGCATATGCCTGCCCGGAAGGGGCGACGCCAAGGCTGAGCGAGCCGCCGCCGTTGAGGCCGATCAAGACGGACGCGCCACCGGTCGACACGTTGAGGGCAAAGTTCATGGTGATCCATACGCCCCACGTACCCATCGAACCACTCGGGTAGTTAATGGTCGTGAACGTTCCCGGTAAACCTGAGCCCCCGTTTTCGCCAGGCGTCGCGTAGAAAGTGGTCACCGGAAAGGTGGCTTGCGTCTCGTCTATACCCAGGACTGGTGACGCCCCGAAAGTGGGTACATTCGAAGAATACGACTCGTTCGCTGGACTGAATGATGCCTGTTGGTTGCCAGATCGCTCAAGCGCGATCACAGAACCCGCGGGCTCGTTGAACGGCCAGTACAGGTAGGGCAACGTGCCCAGCACCATCGATCTCGAGGTGACCTCGATCTGGTTGCGGGCCATATCTCCCAACATGTCATCCACGTCGACGCGGATGCGGCCCATGTTGTCGTTGAACATGGTGAAGCCAATAATCGACCCCGCAATGAAACGGGTCCCGAGCTGCCAGTTGACGCCCATGCCCTCGGTCAACGGTGTCGAGAGTATCCCATTCGCCGCATCCGGGGTGAAGCGTCCATCCAAGTTGTTCAGATAGAACGACCACGTACCAGGGTTCGTATCACGGAACTGATCCTGCTTACCCCACGACCCCGCAACACCCTCACCCGGAGCCCACGACACATAACTGGTGATATCCACGTACGCGCCAGCAGTGCCACAGGCCATCGCAACGTAGTACGGGGAGATAACGGGCATCAGCCGGTCAACGCCGTCGAGAGAGCATTAGCCGGAATGTGACCCTTCCGCGCTGCGTCAGTCAGCGTGGTCACGATCGACTGCGCGTAAGCGGATGGGGACCCATACACGGGACCGTCGATATGAATGTGCAACGGGGCAGCCCCCCCAGAACCACCACCACTACCGAGCAGTCCCTGTCCCCTCGCTCGAGACAGCGGGATCACAGCCTCCGGGCCGGCCTCACCGATCATCGCGATCGTCGGCCCAGTCACCACACCACCATCCGCCAAATACGGAATATGGGACAGCTTCACATTGATGCCGATCGCCTTACCCAACGCGGCAACACCATTGATCCCATCAATGATCCCGTTGATGGCATGCAGAACCCCATTCACGCCACCCTTCACGAAACCGACGATCCCGTTCCACACCCCCTTACCGAAATCAGCGATCCCGTTCCACACATTCTTGAAAACATCCCCGATGCCCTTCCAGATGCCCAGCCAGAAGCTCGAGTACGCCTTGATGCCGTCCATAATCCAGCCGACGAAGCCGTTCCAGACACCCTTGATCCACCCGACGAAACCGTTCCACACATCGGAAACGAAACCGAACAGCCCCTTCCACAGACCGTTCCACCAGCCGACGAAACCCTTCAGGACGCCAGTGATCCACCCAATGAACCCGTTCCAGATTTTGGTGATGAACTTGACCACCGAATCCCAGTTCAGAACCAACAAAACGACAATGGCGATAAGGGCCATGATTCCCAGAATGATCCACGTCACCGGGTTCGCGAACATGGCCGCGTTCATAGCCCACACCACAGCCGTCGCGATGACCAGTCCGATAGTCAACGCAGCAAGCGCCCCCACCAGAACCTCAATGATGACCGGGTTCTTGCCAACAAAATCAGCGAACTGCTTAATCGCCGGGAACACGTTCTTGTCCAGAAAGCTGACCAGCTTGTTGAACGTCGGCAGCAACGCCTTGCCCAACGATTCCTCAACCTGCTTCCAACCGGCAGCCATCTTCGACGAACCCGTCGCAGTAGCAGCAGCAGTCCCACCCACACGAGACTCAAGCGACTTCAGGATCAAATCTTGCGCGCCAGCCGTGTTGCCAGCGTCAACCATTGCCTTGATCTGTTCCTTTTGCCCCGCAGTGAAAGTAACCCCAACGCGGGTCAGGGCCGTAACACCGTGAACAGGATCATTCAGCGCCCGACCCAGCTTCACCGCGTTACTAGCAGAATCCCCAAACCCCGCAGCCTGCATGTCAATAGCAGCCTGCGTAGTTCGATCGAACGCCCCGCCGACCTGACCGGCCGTAGCCGCCAGATCCTTGAATGTCAACAGCTTTGCCTGCGTCGCCTTGATCTGGTCTGCGTCGATTCCCGTATTCAGCGACGTCTTCTCGGCGAGTTTCTCGATGCGATCGGCGACCTCGGATGTCTGACCCTTGAACTGACCCATCGACTTAATGATCTGGTGGATGCGGGAATCCGCAGCCTCAGCACCCTCACCCGCCTTGACCAGATGGTCGCCCACCCCCAACGCGGCAGCATCGAACGCGAGGACCGCGCCGGTCCCAATCATCAGGCCCTTCTGCACCCGATTGCCCAGAGTCTCGGTATTCCGGGCCACCTGCTCAAACTTGCTCGATGCCTCATCAACGGCGCGAAGAGTGAACTCAAGAACGGTCGTTGACACTGTTCGCCTCATCCCTCAACTTGTCGATAGCCGAACACAACCCGTAGAACTCCCACACGTTCAACAGCTCGTGCTCCCACGGACGGATATGAAACTCAGACGTCATGTCCGCCAGGTACTCCCAATACAGCCGCTCTACGAGCTCGGCTCGTCCACCCCACCGAAAGGGGCTGCACCTTCCGCCGCCGCCTCGCTTTCGGGATCGGCAGTAATCGGGATCTCGTTCTCGTCCAGGAACTCGACATCGGAGATCGCCACATTGTCGTAATCGGAGTACTTCGCACCCGGATTCGTGCGCCGGTATGCCGTCCACACCAACGACTGCATCGGACCAATCCAGCCCTCTTTCAGCAGCTTCATGTTCTGCTTCAACGACTCACCCGTCACACGCTCAATCTCGCGAACCTCCGCAAACATGAGCCGGTTCACGTCGAACGTCGACACCTCACCGTTCAGACGAAACCGGATAGTGGAATCTTGCTCAGCCACGAAACTCTCCTTCAGCCCAAGCGGCGATCGTCCGATCAGCCGCCTCAATAGCCCTAGGGCCGAGCACCTGCAAAGGCACCGTCCACATACCGGGCGTGATGCCCTGCTCATACCAATGCGCCCGCATGCCGAAAAGCGGATGCCGAACGATGCCCCTGTTCAACGCCTTCATGTCCGTGCCGGCCTTGCGCTGCTTCAGTCCGACCTCGATGACATCGCCCGTCACCTTAAAAGTCAGTGCCGGCAGCGGCAAATACTTCTTCTGCATCCCCGATGGCAGATATTCGCGTTCGGCTTCTACAATCTCTCTCCGCAACTGCTTGGTCGAGTTGGCCAAAGCCTTCCTCAGCCGTTTTTTTACTTCCCCCTTCGCAGCCTTATCGAGCTTGGCTTGCAGATCCTTGACGTGAACCATGCCGGTGTCGATGATCGAAAACGCGCTACTCACAGGGATGTTTCGTTGGAGATGATCTTCACGAACGGCAGGTTCGTTCCATCGAACAGAACCGTGAACGGGAACGAACCCGAAATCACGTCAGCACCCTCAACAGTCGGGGTATCCCCATCAAGGAACACGCACGGCAGCGTCACCTGGAAGGTGTCGTTGCTACCCGAGACACCGATCGCAGCGCCAACCGCCTGCAACTGCAACGAGAACCCGGTCTGCGCGTTGAACTTGTCAGCCCACAGTGTCTTGTCCACAAAGTCGGCCTCGATGGTTCCAGTCATCTTCGTGAAGGCGTTCTGCAACGGCTCAGCCTTCAGCCCAGAAGCGCCCAAGTAATACCGGTCCATCTTGAACGGGCGCTCAATCTTGATCGACACCTTCTTGACCCCGGTCGCGGCGGTCGCAGGAGTCGTAGATCCATACGTGCCAACAGTGATCCCAACATCGGTGCCGACGAACTGCCGCAGAGTAGCGTCATACGAAGCAGCCGGAACCGCCGTCGCCTCCACAACCTGCTGCGCATCAACCGCCCACTTCGCGTCAAGGTTCTTATCAACCTCGTACGTCAGCTCGAGCGACGGGAACTTGCACCCCTGGAACGTGTACGGGCGCGCCGTTCCCGTAGTATCAGGGACCGCTGACTGAATCGTCAAGGACTTGCCAGCGTTGATCGCGAAGGTGTGCGTCTGCGTGTAAGCGGTCGTCGAAGCGATCTGAACCGGCGTGACAGACGTGCCCATCAGGTTCTGGAAGAACAACCCCATGCCACGGTTGGTGACCTGCGTCTCGATCGTCCCGGTCCCACCTTTAGTCGTAATCACACGACGGGCTCCCAACTCGAACAGTTGCCCCTGAAACCCGCCACCCTGCACGATATTCAGAACCTGCTTGATCGACACCTTGTCCGCAGGCAGAAAGTGATCCATCGTCACGCCAGCGCCGTAGGTGGTTTCCTTGCCGTAGCTCAGTTGAGAACCGAGACCAGATCCGATGACAGTCACTTGCTCGTCTCCTCAACCTGCGGAACATCCGCAACAGCAGCCTTGGCCGGCGCGGATTTGCCCGACTCATCACCCCAGGTTTCCAACTGGCTCGTATACGCCTCGAGACGATCGTCAGGAACCTCAACAACCTCGTCCGGCTGAACCGTCTTACTGAGCTCGGGAACGTACAGCGCGATCCCCTTCTTGTTACGCACTCGAGCCATCAGCTCACCCTTCCTCGAAATTGAATGTCGAACGACAACTGTGCAATCGCACCCGTGTCGTCCTGCGTCTGCTTGAAACTTGCGGCGCGAATCTCCGCAACCTGCAACAGGTTGATCCCCGCAACTGGGGTGTCTTTGAACCCCAACGACGGGTCCGCCTGAATCAACGTCGCCACCGCGGTTAGGGTGGCGAAAACGGCGTCACGGGCAGCCTTCATATCACTGTCGCCGTTCCACGACTGTGCGAGACAATGCACGGTCACGTTCTCGTCACGCATGCTATGACCCAGCCACGGCCACGTCTGATCCAACGCAGCCGACTCGATGAAGTCGGTCGGATCGGTGCTGTTCAAACCAATGAAAAGGGCTGACATGATCGCATCGTCAGTCTTGCCTGTCCCGTCTATGACGGTGAACCCGTTACCTGTCAGTTGGGCGATCAGCGCATCAATCGCGGCCGGCGCAATCGACCCAACCGTCGTCATGCGACACCCGGAACCACATAACCGGCCAGGATCTCCTCAACCCTGTTCGGCCACGCAAAACTTTCCTTCATTGCAGCGTCATCGCCACCACCCAAACCGGGCCGTTTACCGATACCGCGCTGCGTGGACCACATATGCTTCAGCAGCAACAGCACCGCCAACTGGATATCCTCGGGCACCGTCGCGTAGCCGGGCGTGTACTGGATATGCACATTCCGCTCACCCACCGCGAACGGGACCGCGACACCAGATGCGCGACGCACAAACGTCCCCGTCACCAAATCGACCGTGTACGCGAAAGCCGTCCCACCCGATCCGGTCGCAACCTCCGAAAGGGTGTACTTCGAAGACCCCCACGACTCCTCAACCAGGGTCACAGAACCAATCGGTCGCGTCCTCGTGACAATCGTCGGACGGCCCCCGTCATACCACTCATCCAACGGCGCGCCAGGCTGACCGACAGGCCCGCCACGGTTCGCCCACATCGCCGTCGCCGCCGACGTGTAAAACGGCAACTCCGCATCCGAATCGGTCGTGGTGATGTTCAGGAAGTCTTTCGCCTGCTGCAACGTCACAACAGAAGTCGTCACCGCGACACCCGATGATCAACCGCACGGTCAACCTTCGACCCGCCGCGAACAATCTTCCGCAACTCGATCTCTGCCTCGTCGGCAGCAACTTCCTCATCAACCCGCTCAGCCACGATGGCCTCCTTCGGCTTCACATACTGGGCATCAGACAGCCAGTACTCCTTGTGGTGCGACAACCGCGCACCTGTCGCCGCAACGATCGGGATGCCCATATCGCGGACACGGCGGCAAAAGAAAATGTCCTCACCGAGCCAGTCACCCGCGACAGGCATGTCGCGGAACCAACACCAACGCCCCTGCTCGTGATCCTTCATCGCAGACGCATTCGAGCTCTCTCGGATCTTCTCGAGAACGCTCCGGTGAATCAGCAAAGCCCCCGTGCCCGCCGCATCCACCGGGATCACAGCGTCATCAGGGAAATCCCAAACCGGGTTGTAACGGCCCGTTTCGTTCTTCCGCATGATCATCGGAGTCACGGGCGGATACCCGTTCTCCGCCAACCCCGGCCACTGACCGAAATACAGGCCAGCCACAACCGGGCGTTCCTTGTCATGCGCGGCATCGATGATCTTGTCGAACGCTTCCGGGTCGATCTGCTCATCCGTATCGATGAAGAACAACCACTCCGCCGCCCCGTCATCAAGGAACGACTGCACAACCTCGTTACGTTGACGCGACAACAACGAACCACCAACGCGAACAACCGACGAGATGCGACTGCTGCGAGACGTGAACAGGTTCACCATCGAAAGAGCAAAGAGACCGTCAACCTGCCCGCCATCAATCCAACCGATGGCGACACGATCACGTACACGCATTCCAGATCCCTTCCCAGGAAAAGGGGCGGGTTGCCCTGGGAAACAACCCGCCCCAGCTTTTACAGCGTCGGCGTCACCAGACCGGTGCCGTCGATGATCTGCGCCGAAGCCGCGTAGCGCGTGATGAACGCACTGAACGCCAGAGCCCGGAAGAGCACCGAGTTCTGGTTGGCATAGGTCGCATCCCAACGGGTCCGCTCAACGGGGGTCTCCCACAGAACGTGGTCGTCCGTGCGGAGCACGTACACCTGGTCCTGGTTCGTGGCCGCGCCGAGGTTCTGGACGATGTTCGGGTCCAGATACACGGGCAAGCCCGCGAACGTGCCCGCCATGCCCTGGGCAACCGTGTCGCCCGTGACGGCAAGGTTGTTGTAGATGGGTCCGTTCGGCACAACCAGCGGGCGAGACTGCCCGTCAAGCGCCTCAAGAATCCAACCCCAACGGACCGGGTGCATGACGATCGCGTTGGCCGGCAGGAACCGGGTCTTCGCAAGAGTCGCAACCGCGTTGATGACCTTGTTGTAGAACGAGTTCGCCGCGGTCGTCGAGATAACGGAAGGGGCGGTCGTCGTGTAGGTGACGGTCGTTCCAGCCGAGGTGAGACCCTTGAGCTGACCGTTCGCACCCGTACCAGACAGCACC